CCAAACTCGATGGACAGAACGAGCCTACGAAGACGGAGGTCACCAATACCGGTGATGTCGCGATTACCGTGACGCTCGAGGCGATCATGTCCGCCAGGTCTGCGGTAAACGCCAATCTGAAGCTACTGGAAACACATGGCACAAGCAGCGATGAACTTCCAGGAAGGACCCTTCCTGGACGAGAAGACGCTGAAGGCGGAGAGAGATAAGCTCCTTCACGTAGCGCTGAGCGGCAACGGTTCGGTCGAGTCGTTCCTCACGTTCTGCGGCTTACTGCAACTGGTGACCGACAAGGGCGGAGACCGTATCCCGTTCTCTCTTTCGCCAATCCAGTATGCGTACACTAAGGCCAGGACGTCTCGCGACATCATCCTCAAACCGAGGCGCGCATACGTTACTACACTAGAGGTCGCTCGCGATATCTGGTGGTTCCTGTCGAAGCGTGGCGCTCACGTGCTCATGGTTGTCCCTCCACAGGATGATAACCGTGCCCGCAATAACATGGCGGAGATGTTTCGCATCTTCTTCGCCTCTCTAAAAGACGTCGGACTCGAGCTAAAGTTTGGCGGCGAGAAGGCTGTCAACACGTGGAAGCTCCCCAGTCGGGACGCCGAGATGTCGATCATGTCGGCGGGCGGCTCGGAGATATCCGCGCAGAAGGGCGTCCGAGGCACCAAGTGTAACCGACTCCACATGACGGAGGTCGCGTTCTGGGGAGACTACGCGGACGAGACCTACAAGGGCATCGAGCCTTGCCTGCCCATCGAGGGCGGCGAGGTCGTCATCGAATCTACACCCAACGGCGCCAGCGGGTTCTACTTCGACCAGTGGCGGATGGCGGTCGAGAACCGAAGCAACTTCATCCCGCACTTCTTCCCGTGGTGGCACCACCCGCTCTACCGGATGCCGCTCAAAGGGCCGTTCAGCCCTCAAACCGAGCGCGAGCGAAGCTTCCTGGCGCAGGGTGTGACGCCCGAACAGATCGAGTGGTACCGCTGGAAGTTGAAGGAAAAGGGCGGCGACGCCCGAGCGGTCGACCAAGAGTATCCGTCCGACCCGGACACGTGCTTCCTCGTCAGCGGTCGCACGTTCTTCGACGCGGTCAGGACGCAGACGATGACCGAGACGGCGCTTGCTGGCGCCGAGCCTGACGTATACAGCGTCGTCAAGCAGTCGGGGATGATGGTGCCCGTCCAGGTGGGCCGCAGTTCGGATTCGTTCGCGAAGCTCGATACGGTCCGCGTCTTCCACCGCCCCGAGCGTGGACGGCAGTATGTGCTGGCCCTGGACCCTGCAGCCGGCGAGGGCGGCGACCCCTCCGCGGGCATCCTGCTCGAGCGCGAGACGGGGCGCCACATGGCGACCATCTGGGGCCAATTCAGTCCCGTCCAACTCGCCCGCGTCGGCGCCATCGTCGCCAAAACGTACAATGTTGCGGCCATCGCGGTCGAGCGGCAGATGCACGGCTCGGCGGTCCTGCAGGCGCTCGACATCGCCCACAACAGCATCGGCCTGTCGAAGCCATACCCTCGCATCTTCAGGGATGTCGACGGCAAGCCAGGTTGGAACAACACTGCGCCCGCCCGTACCGCCGCTCTCGACAACTTGCAGGAGGCCCACACGCGAGGGGTCTTCACGACGCGGGATGTCGCGCTCTTGGCCGAGTTCCGGACCTTCATCGTCAACACGATGGGCAAGGCGGAAGGTGCCAAGGGCACACACGACGACCTCACGATGGGGACCGCGATAGCTTGGGTAGCGGTGTGCCGAGCCCAACCCAGGCACCACGACGACCTGCCGCCCCTATAGCCTATGGCCCTACACTCCACCGCCGTGATCCAGGATTCGGCCCGCGTGCCGATCTTGCCGAAGGGTGGGGCGCCGGTCTCGTCCGTAGCGTCCACGTCGATGACGTATGGCCGCCTCAACGAGACGAACCCTGAGTACAAGGCGGAGACGTGGGCCACCATCGAGGCCCTCTACGTGGGCGGGTTCGGCATCCAGAAGGACGCGTCGAAGCACGTCCAGAAGCTCTTCCTCGAGGCCGACGACCGGTACGCTGAGCGGTGCAAAATCGCTAGCTATCAGCCGTACTTCACGGAGATCATCGACCAGTTTGTCGCAGATGTCTTCGTTGAGCCGCTGAACATCAAGCCGCAGGCGGACGCGGACAACCCGGACACTCCCGGCGAGGAGCCCGATCGGGACTACTACTCGTCGTTCGCCGCCAACTGCGACCGTCGCGGCCAGAAGTTCGCGGGCCTGCTCGAGATCACGCTTCGTGAGGCGCTGAAGAAGGGCGTCGCTATTGTCGCGCTCGACGCTCCCAATTTCGACGACGCGCTGGTTGCAGAGACTCGCGCGGACGAGGAGAAGAGCGGCGCGCTCGACCTCTACGCCTATGACGTGCCCGTTGAGGGTCTCCTGTCCTGGGAGCCCGACAATGAGGGCGGCCTGAAGTGGGCCATCATCAAGACCGTCTGTACTCCGCGGGAGAGCCCGATGGACGTGCGGGACACGGTCATCGAGACGTTCACGGTCTGGCGCAAGCTCGACGGCGTGGTCGACTGGACCCGCTACGAGTGCCGCCACAAGATCGAAGAGACGCCGAAGAACGAGTCGATCGTTGACCGGGTCGGTGGCGGGACGACGAGCTTCAAGCGCGTCCCCATCCTGCGGCTCGAACTCCCCCTCGGGCTGTGGGTTGGCAACAAGATCGGCACCCAGGCGCTCGAGCACTGGAACCGGTACTCGGCGCTCGTCGGCGCAGAGAACCGAAGTCTCTGCGCGATCCCGTACATCAAGCGCGGCAGCGAACTTGGTGCGCCCGGCGGATCACTCCCGTCGGCCACCCAGCAAGACGAGCAGCGCGGCTCGAACCCTGTAGCCCGTTTCCACAAGAAGGGCTACGTCGAGATCGGCTCCGGGGACGAGCTTGGATTCGCTGAGCCGTCGGGCCACTGCTACACGGTCACGGCCGACCAACTCGACAAACTGAAGAACGCGATGTTCGCGGTCTCGCATCAGATGGCGGTCAGCATCCAGCCGACCAAAGCCGCGTTGCAGCGGTCGGGCCTGTCCAAGCAGAAGGACGAGGACGCCAAAACCAAGGTGCTCCGCGTCCTTGGCGCCATCATCCGCACCTTCGCCACGCTGGTCTACACAACGGTCAGCGAGGCCCGCGGCGAGAACGTCGTCTGGAACGCTCACGGCCTCGAGGACTACGTTGACGAGGACCGTCAGCAGCTCATCGAAGAAGCGGTGAGAATGGACACGATCCCGATCCCGAGCGTGACGTTCCGGCGCCACTACAAGCGCGAGATCGCCAGGAAACTCCTTGGGTCCGCAGAACCAGGGGTCCTCGACACCATCAACAACGAGATCAATGAAGGCGTAGACGCCGAAGAGGCGATGCGCTCCATGCAGGCGGATGCCCAGAAGGACGCCATCCTGAACCCTCAGGACCACGCTCCGCAGGGCGCCGTGAGGCCGGTCCAGCCCGTGAAGCCGGTTGCGCCGGTCAAGCTCGGAGCGGGCGACTCGCCGCAAGGCAGCGCTGCAAGCGGCGGCCAGCCTACCGGCCCATCGGCGTCGGCCCCCCTCGGCGACGGCGGCCAGCCGGAACTGCCCGAAGGTGCTCACTTGCAGACCGGGCAGCATGTGGACGCGCATGCTGTGTGGGATCTCCTCAAGGACGATTACGAGGAGAAGGACATCGGTTGGGTCCTGCAGATTCCGTGGATTGGTCCGGTCGAAGTTCCGCTGGGATCGATCGACAGTAGCAACCGTGATGCTTGGGCGGCAGTCGACGATACAAAGAAGGTCGACAGGTTCGCCGACAAGATCGCCAACGAGGGGTTCTCCAAGCCGGTCATCCTGGTCAACGCGCCGTCCAACTCGGCCAAGATGCGGATTGTTGACGGACACCATCGATATCTTGCATATGAACAGAACGGTCAAGCTGTGATGGCATATGTGGGACAGGTAGGCACCACGTCTGGCCCATGGGACACTCTTCATGACCGCGAGGTCGACGCCCAGAAACCATCAGCGTCCGGCACCCTGAAGTCGAAGCAGGTCAGTCGACAATCGTCGAGGCAGAAGTGACCACCATCGCCTGGGACGGCAAGACGCTCGCGGCCGACACGCTGGCGACGTCGGACGGCCTGCGTCGCAAGTGCTCCAAACTGGTCGTGACACCGTTGCACTTCTACGGCGGCACCGGCCTGGAAGGCGACATGGTGACGGTGGGCCACTGGGTCAAGGGTGGCGCGCCGCTTCAGCGTCCGACCGTTGAAGAAGACGGCATCCACGGCATCCTCGTGGACCGCAAGACCGGTCGGGCCTTCATGCTGATGGGGAAGAACCTCGCGGCGTGCCCCATCCACGACGCGACCGCAGCGTGCGGCAGCGGTCGCGACTTTGCGCTCGCAGCCATGCACCTCGGCAAGACGGCGGTCGAGGCCGTGGAAGTGTCGGCCAAGTTCGACGTGTGGACGTCGCTACCCGTCGAGTCGGCCGCGATCAACGACCCCGTCCCCGAGCCGTGATCCTCACCGCCAAGTTGGAGGCAGCCCCCTCCAAGGGCCAGTCGAAGCTTCCGCCCCCCAAGGGCAAGCAGGCTGACGTCATCCGCATCTCGGCGGGCGCTCTCCTGGTCGCAGAGGCCAAGGCGCGCCGCGACCTGCAGCGGACGATGAAACTCCACTCGCTCGAGGCGTCCGAGAACGCCAGAGAGCAGCAGCGGGGCGATGGTACCGTCGAACTGGCCACCCTGGGCGCCATCCTTCTCCTGCACTCGAGGAGGATGTCGGCAGCGCTGGCTGAGCGACTGCAGTTGGCCAAGCACCACGCCCGCGAGGTCGGGGCTGCGAGGCTGAAGACGGAGTTGCGGGCCGCTGGTGGACAGAAGCTCCTCTGGCGGATCCCCGCCATCCAGCAACGACACGAGGATGCGCAGGCAATCATGGCCGCGGACTCGCTGTCGGTGCAGTGGCGCACCCGCGCGCTCCAGAACGCGATGCAGAAGCAGCGTCTCGCCGCATCAGAGGACGAGGCTGCCGGCGTAGCTGCCGAGGAGGTCTATGGGGCCGCCGTGGCGACCTCCAGGTCCGTCGACAGAACTGCAGCCACTGAGGTGGCCAGGGCGTTCAACGAAGGCCACAGCGAGGCTGCTGTGGGTCTTCAAGACCTCGACGAAGAAGACCTCGCGGGCTTCCAAGGCTCCGGGATCTCCGGAGAGTTGGACGAGTACCCCGGCGTCACGGTCATGGACCGGTGGTCGGCCATTCTCGACGGTCGCACTTGCATGGAGTGCGCGGCGCTGGACGACACGTACACGCTCGTCGGCGAGCCGTTTCCATCAGGCTACGAGCCTGGCTGGCACCCATGGTGCCGCTGCATCCGGGTGCTCGAGTTCGTCACGGACCCGGTACCACTGAGGGAGATCACGTGAGCAAGGCGTTGGAAGCGGGCGACCTCGTCGTCCTGAAGAGTGGCGGACCGACGATGGTTGTCACGGCCACCAGAATTGGCGACGGATCCGGCGCCCCCCTCAGTGAAGAGGGTGATCACGAACTTGCCGATGCCTTCGACGAGTGGGTTGGCTGCTCCTGGTTCGATGATCAGGCCCAATTCCATTCCGCAGCGTTCCCTCGCGTAGGCCTGGCCACGCAAGCGACAATGTTCGACTCGACGGCGGACTGATGAATTTCCAGGTCTCATGCCGCGTCGCCTTCACGGGTGGCGATGTCGGCGCACGCAAAGTGCTCCGTGCGGGCATTTCTAAGGAAGACGCCGAGAAGCTTGTCAAGACGATGTCTGACAGCGGCTATTCCAAAGCCTTCACCGACATCAAAGTCGAGCCCATGGATGGCGCGGCGCTGACGATCGAGAAGATCGTTCGGCAGAAGCCCGTCCCGGGCGTCGGGCAGATCACGGATACTACGGTCGTAAAGTCACGGTTTCCGACCATCTGCGGGTCCTTCCTGGCATTCCCATGCTCGGCAGACGAAGTGCCTCCCGGAATCTACGGCAGCGCAGACAACTACGAAAAGGCCATCGCGTCTCACGATGAGCCTATTGGCCGCGGGCAAGACGCTTGTGCGGCGATTACAGACCTCGCCGTCCGAAACGCGGCGAGATAGGACATCGCCATGAGCCTGGTCAGTTTTACGTTCAATGAGGTCAGTCCCGCGTCGGCTGGTGGTGCGGCCTCATCTTTGCCGGTCGAGAACGCTGGGTCCATCTTTCCGGTTGGGCAGGCCGGTCCGTTCGACCTTGTGGGAGCCGTCGAAGTGCTTGCCAATCTGGTTGGCGCCACAGGCGGCCCTCTCGACGTTTACCTGCAGTCGAGCCAGGATGAGGGCGCGACCTGGCGGGACCAGATTCACTTCCCGCAGCTTCTGGCAGCAGCTTCGGCGGTAAGTTACCACGCCGTCTTGTCGGACCATCCGCAGGCTACGTCGGACACTGTAACGGTCATCGGCATCAACTCAACTCCTGTGCTTGCTGCTGGCAAGATCGTTCAGGGCACCGGTTTCAACCGACTCCGGCTTTACATGGTAGCTGGAACATCGACATCCGCTGGCGCCGTCGTGCAGGTCACGGTCTCCGGCAAGACCTGCAGTCACTGCTGACATGGTCCACACGCCCGTCAGCGCCTTCGTCATCGCGAATGGCGATCCCCTGCTACCGCAGGCGATCGAATCGGTCCGCCCCTTCGTAGACGAAGTCGTCGTTCTCGACACGAGCGCCGCAAACTTCCCCGAGTGCAACGACGAAAACGGCTTCATGGCCGACTTCTCGATGGCTCGCAACAGGGCGCTCGACCGATGCGCGTATTCGACGGCCCTCTGGTTTGACAGCGACGATGTCGTCGTCGGGTTGGAAAACCTCCAGGCCATCATCGCAGCGGCCAAGGACGAGGCTTCGGGTCGTGAGTGGTGCATCATCGCCCCGTACGAGTACGAGCGAGTAGGTGACCGCTGCGTGAGCTTGCAAGCGCGAGAGCGCATCGTATCGGACAAGTCCAAGTTCATCTGGCGGAAGCCGGTCCACGAGGTCCTGCTGCCGCGCCATGGTGTGGAGTGCCTCAACCTCGAGGTCCCCAGCCTTGTCTGGAAGCATCAGCGCGCTCAGTCCGTGCCTAGCGAACGCAACCTCCGCATCATGCGCAGGTACGTGGCGAGCTTCGCTGCAGCCGAAAAGTCTCTGCCGATCCAGGTTCGATACGACTACGGGATGGAACTGGCGAAGGCCGGTAGTCACATCGAAGCCATCGAGCACCTGACGCAGTACGTCCACGAGAGCAACTGGGACGACGCTCGAGTGCTGGCCTGCCTGCAGATGGTGCAGATGTACTCGTTCTACCCGGGCCGGCAGGATGATGCGCGGAAGTGCGCCGAGAAGGCCATCTCGATCAAGCCAGACTGGTGCGAGGGCCACTTCGCCATGGCGAAACTCGCGTACAAGCAGCGAGATTACGCGGCGACCGTCGAGCATGCCGAGCGAGGCATTGGTTGCCCCACGACGCAGACGACCATCAACGTCAACCCGCAGGACCGGCTCATCAACATCCCCAAGATGCTGGCCGATTCGCTGAGTCATCTCGGTCGCAACTCGGAGGCCCACCGTGCCTACGCGCTGGCTCTCGATGCGACGCCTGACGACCCCAACCTGAGAACGCTTCATCGGATCACGGCGCCAGCGTTTGGGGCGCCCGCAGAACAGTACCATCACCCGTAGCAAGCATGCCTCCGGCCGCCGTAAGGCGAGCGGCCGGGCCGGCAAGACAGCACATCGCCCTCATGCCCACGAGCGCCAAGGCCGCGCTCGTCACGGCAAGACAGCACCCGGCCGCATGCCTGGCTTGCCAGGTAACAGGACACGTCCATGCCTCTCTCTCCCGAGCAGATCGCCGAAATCCAGGAAGCCCTCGTCCCCGCCCTCGAAGCCAAGATGCAGGAGACGATCGTCTCTGCGCTCGGCAGGCCACTGAACGACGCGATTTCGAAGCGGCTTGGTCAATTCGAGAAGACGTTTGGCGGAACGGTCGAGTCCTCAATCTCCAAGGCCATCGAGGGACTCAAGGCGCAGACCCCGGCTCCCCAGGGGGACGGCAACCAACGTCAGCAGGACCCGAAGGACCCCAACGCGGTGGCCCTGAAGACGGTCGAGACCAAGCTCGCGGACGCCCTAGCCCGCCTGGACGATGCCGACCGCCGCGTCGCGGCTGAGCGATCCAAGAACCGAAACACGAGCCTGACCGACACGGTCAAGGACCACCTCGCCAAACTCGGCATCGTGGATCCCGTCGCTCAGCGCCTTGCCGTCTCTCACCTCGTGCTCGCCGACAAGCGCGTGCAGTACGAGAGCGACGAGGACGACGCCCGCCCGCTTTTCGTGGGCGAGGACGGCGCTCCCGTGGACCTCTCGACCGGCCTGAAGAAGTGGTCGACGTCGCCCGAGGCGAAGCACTTCCTCCCCGCGATCGGTGCTCGAGGTTCGGGTGCAAACCCTCCTCAGCGTTCGCAACTCGCTCCGATTGGTCAGAAACTCTCAGTGGAACAGCAACGCGAAGCCGTGGGCAATGCGCTCGCGGATGCGCTCAACGCATCACGGTAAAAACGTCCTCTCGGCACCCGAGAGGTTTTGAAAGGAACCCGCCATGGGCGCCGAGAATCTCTCTTCCGTATTTCAGGCTCTGTCGTTCATTCTCGACCCCGAGATGGAGCGCCAGTGGAATCGCACGACCTACTTCATGGGCATGCTCAATGCCACGAAGGGGTCCGTCTCCGAGGGCGGCGGCAAGTCCGTCAACTTCGACACCGAGTTCACGGGTGCCACTGCACAGACCGTGGCCGAGGGTTCCGACGTTCTGGCGGCCGAGTACGCCAGCGACGTCAACGTGCCCGCGGTGTTCCCGTGGTGCCACTACCGTACGTCGTTCCAGGTCAGCGAGACCGAGGTCGACGCGGCGGCAACGAGCGTCGGCACGGCCAGCGCCCTCATCGACCTGTTCGGTGAGCGCATCCTGAACGCGTCCGCCGTCCTCGCGCAGCGCATCGAGAACGACGCGCTCGTCGGTACCGGTGTCGACGCGAGCGGCAACCCAGCCCTCATCGGCATCTACGGCGGCGCGCTCACGGCGACTGGTGCGTACGGCGGGATCAACGCCGCGACGTACCCGGAGTGGGCGTCGAACGTCGTATCGAACGGCGGGACCCCCCGCGCGCTCACGGCCGACCTCCTCGAGCAGGGTGACCAGGACATCTTCACGGCGTCCTCGCTGCCATGGAACGCCGTCATGACATCGGCCGGGGTCCTCCGCAAGTACATCGGGCTCTTCACGAACCCGACTGCGCCCATGACCCGCATGAACGACGGCGCTGGCCAGCCGGCGTACGGCCTGAGCACGGCTCTCAATGCGCAGTCGCAGCAGATCGACGCGTTCTTCAAGGGCAAGCCGCTCATCCGGAACCCGCTGAACCCGACCGGCCAGCTCGCGCTGCTCAACACGAACAAGATCAAGGTCAAGTACCTGCCGCGCCGCCTGTCGGGAGCGGACATCGATTTCATGCGCAAGATCGGCCTCGAGGGGTCGAGCGGTGGCATGGCGCCGATTCAGGCGACTGGCATTCCGGCCCGTCTCGCGGTGCTCGCGAAGACCGGCGACTCGTACAAGGTCTCGATGAAGGTGTCGCTCGCGATGTCCGTCGTCCGCCGGAACGCTTGCGCCGTCATTACGGACATCAGCGAGACGTGATCCCGCTCGGTCGGCCCACATGGGTACGGCCGGGCCAATGGAGTAATTCATGACCCAGCCTATGTTTGCCGACCATATCCTCCCTCCCATCGCCAAGTCGATTCCGGAGGACCCCGACGTCTACGAAGCCCGACGCCGCGACATGACCTTGTGGGAGAACCCCACGGACAAGGAGGTCAGGATGCGGATGTACGTCGGGCTCGAGGGCGCCCCCCGACAGAAGTACACGCCGGCGGAACGTCTCAGCGTGTGGCGTGAATACATCATCGGGCCGCACAAGACCGAGATGATCCCGTCCAACATGGACCGGGGCATCCAGGACATCCGGTGCGCTCACTATGAGTGCGCCCTCAAGTCCCGTGAGTGCAAGAGCCCCGACCACCCGCACACGATCGTCGCCGGCCTCGGCCCGCGCCTGATCAACCGAGGGATGCGTAGCGTGCCGCTCTTGGCCCCGGCCCTCGACGACAATCGCGCCGCCCTCGAGGAGCGCCAGAAGACGGTCGACCAGTTGAAACTGCAGCAACTCACGGTGGCCGACCAGTTGGCTGCCGAAAAGGCTCAGCTCGCCGCGCTGCTCGCCGAGAAGAACAAGGTCGCCGCCACCCTGGCTGCCCTGAACGACGAAATCGACGCCGTGACCGCTCCGCCTCCTGCGGGCAACAAGGCGCCGAAGAAGAACGACTAACTGCCGTCATCGTGGCGGCGCTCACATACACATCACGGAGATTTCCATGGGCATCGCCACCCCCGTCACTTCCCTTCGTTTCTACCTCGAGGACGACACCGCTACCACGGGCACCAGCGCCGGCAGCGGTGAAGACCTCACTCCGCAGTTCACCGCCGGCTCTGTGGCCGAGGCGCAGACGCTCGCAGCCGTCTGGTCGCAGCTCTTCCAGCGTTCCTGCCGGCTCGTGCAGGTCGGAGCCACCCCGCCGTACACCCCGCTCTATGCGCCGTGTACGTCGTGTCTGACCATCGCAACGCCGTACGTTCCCGGTATCGGGTACTGAGAGGCTAGAGCCTAATGGCGGCGACAAGCGAGGCCCAAAAGGTCAAGTATCGCCACTACTTAGGCTTTTCGCCCACGTTCAAACAGGCGGACCCGCGGCTCGAAAATGCGGCCCTCTCTATCTGCGCCATCGCGGACGGCGGCTCTCAGCCAGACAACTCCAGCCAGTTGGCAATGTTCGTCATTCTGGGACAACTGGACGAGGTCGAAAAGAGGCTGAGGGAACTGTGGGTACAGCAGCAGGTCGTGGGCCAAGGCAACGTCAAGCTCGACGTGGCCCGGGGCACGGCGATGCTCAGGTCTGAAGGCCGCCGGCTCGTCAATGGGCTGGCGGCCCTTCTCAGCACCTCCCCTCGCCGCGACATCTTCGGCCCAGCAACCATCAACGCGGAAGGCGATGCCTTCTACGACACCCCCGGCGCATCCGGAACAGGACAGTCATGGTGACCGCGAATCACGCAATGAGCGGCAGTGGCGGAAGCTACTGCTGCCGTTGCTCATCGGCGATGGGCGAGGCCGTAAAGGTTCAGCCCACCATTGTTGACGGCTCCGTTTATTGTCCCAGGTGTTTTTGTTGGTGGCGGATGAACCAGAACACCGGCGAAGGCTTCCAGGGAGCCAACCGGTTCAACGCGACGCAGGCTGCTGCGTGCAAGTGCCAGTTCTGCGGGTGGACGGTCATCAGTTTCGGCGCGCGACCTGGCGAGCGCCTTCGCTGTACCCACTGCAGCAGGCCTGGCTGCATCAAGATCCCGCTTGAGGAGGGGATGTTCACGAAGGTCGAGCGCGAGGCCATCGCGGACGCCGCTCGAGCGGGAGAGAAGCTCCTTCCGAGGATGCGTCGCACGGGCTGACCGATGCAGTTCCGCGAATCGATCCTGCCCGGCCTCGAGGCAGCGGACCGCGTCACCGCCATTCTTGATCTCGCACCAGTCCAGGCGGCTGTCGTCACACGCAAGTGGTCTCGCGGCCAGATGAAACGCGGGACGCCGGGCGAGACTGAAGTACGACTTCCTGAATGGATCACCGTCAAAGCGATGTCCGTGAGAGAGATCGCGCAGTCCGGCGGTAGGTTCGAGGTGGGGGACCTGAAGCTCGGGCCTCTGCGTCCAAAGTTCGGGTACGGCGGCTTCACCCTCGAGGAACTCGACCCGAGCGTGAGCGACGGCTACGACGACGAATCGGCCGAGTACTTCTACAGGGTCCGCCAGACGCACCGCGAAGGCGCTGGCTACTCGGGCCATTACCATCTCATCGAGATCAGGCGCGACGACCCGCTCGAGATGTGGGCCATCGTCCGACGCCACCTAGAGCCCTCGGACATTCCTCACGAGGAAGTCTGATGGCTTACAGCAGCATCTCGGCAGCTATCCACCAGATCAAGAAGGATGTCGCCAAGACTGAGCGCAAACTACAAGACGCGATCACAAAGGCAGCTCGGCAGACGCGGGACTACGTGGCGCGCGAGAAGGTTCCTGTAGCCTTCAAGGAACTGCAGAACTCGCTCTACGTGCGCGACGTGCAGCCAGGCTGGTCTGAGGTCGTGGCGGATGCTCCGCACGCCGAGACGGTCGAAGTCGGGGCGCGGCCGCACATGCCGCCATTGGATCCCATCATCGCGTGGGTTCAGTTGCGTGGGCTTCAGGGTCTGACGCCGAAGGGGAACGTGAGGCGCCCCAAGGCTTGGCGCCTAGCTCCTGCCAGACTGGTGGCCCAAGAGCTTCACGGGCGTCTCGGTGGCTCCTACGGGGCCGCCGTGTGGCGTGCGCGAGAGTTCTCCAAGATCGGCGCTGGGAAGTTGACAGGAGCCGCCGGGGTGCCAGCCATGGCCGACCCCGAAACGGTCCGGATCGCTCGCCGTATCCAGCATTTCATAGCAAAAAACGGCACACGACCCCATCGATACATGATGACCAGCATGACGCAGGCCGGCCAATACCTTGACCAGTTCGCCCGTGCCGCCATTCCAACTGCACCAGGATCCTGAGAGGTAGACCGCTGTGGACTTCGAGCTTGAGGCGCAACCATCGACTCCCGCCGCCTATCAGGTGGGCGCACAGAAGGCTCCCGACCTCGTCCAGCAATGGTGCGACGATTGGAATCTGGCGGCCAAGTCGCAGAACGTCAACGCTCGGCTCCGAAGCTACACGAAGGTCCGCCCGAACGGGATGAACTCGACGCTGCAGTTGATCCTCGACGCCCCTGGTCATCACGTGAAGCACTCCCTTCGCACGAACGCCACTCGCGAACTTTGCAAGGACGCGACGCTGTCACTCATCATGAGCGTCGGACTCCCGAAGGTTGCCTGCGACTAGCGGTCTAAGACGGACATGGCCATCCAGCGCGTCTCCATCGGCAAGGCGTGCGCAAACGCACTTGCTCGGTGGCTGAAGACGTCGCTGACGGAAGATGTCAGGGTCTTCGACCACTGGCCGGCTTCCTCCAGGCTGAAGGGTAGAGCGGTCACCGTTGTCCGTGTTTCGACTCGAGAGAAGGACGATTCGTTCGGGTTCTACCAGCAGTCGGGCCGAACGAACCTGAGCCCAAAATCGGCGTCGATCGCGTTCAAGTTTGGCGATATCACCCAGCCTCTACAGCTTGATGCGTGGGCTGATTCAGAGGATGGCCGTGATGATCTGATCGCTCAGCTTGACGATGTGCTTTGGGCAGGCGTCCCTCAGACCATGAACACGCCCAACGGGCCACAGACGTTCACAGGCAACCCGTTCAGGGACGGCCTACTGCTACAGCTCGAGGACGGGTTCGAAGGCAATACCGTCGACATCGTATTCGATGACGTACACATCCACGATGATGCCGAGAGCATCGAGAGGCGCGAATACCGCGCCACATGGACTGGCCCCGCAGTTGCCAGTTACGCGGTTACCCGCACCGTCCCGCGCATGGTCCAGGCCGAACTGAAGGCCGAGATCACCGAAAAGCCTGTAGTGATGCCACCGTCGCCACCGTATTCGACCGTGACGCTGACCCTCAACCCAACGCCGCCCCCGGCCGTGACCGTCACGCTGGGCACCTCCGACAGTTAGGACGACACCATGGGACTCTTCATCACGTCGGACCCCGGGCCGCTTCGTGGCGTATTCGCACAGAGCGTGCCGCCGCCCGCAGTCATCACCCCTGCCGGTACCAGCACCAGCGTCATCGTCGGGCAGTTCCCGTGGGGACCGCCCGAGCAACTGACGTACCCTGGAGATTTCGGGACCTTCGGACAGACGTACGCGCCGAAGGGAATGACGCGTACCGGATCGGCATGGCTGTCGGTCATCCGCAAAGGCTTCCCGGTCCTCGGCGCCGTCAGGGTCGCGGACACGAGCGGCGGCGCGATTGCTACGACGACCCTGGTGTCGTCTTCGCCCGAGAACCTCGTCACCATCCCGGCGCTCTATCAGGGCAGCCAGGGCAACTCGATCATCGCGACCGTGGGCGCCGCGTCCGACGGCAACGCCAACCACTGGAACCTGATCGTTTCGGTGTCTAGTGCGTCGGGTACGACGAGCGAGCTGTACCAGAACAACAACGTGTCCGGGTTGGGGCCCAACGTCCTGCCGAACACGACAAACTCGGTACTGATCGGTACGCCGACCTTCCTGAACTCCGGCAACCCGGTCCCAGGCAACTACGTCCTCGGCAGCGCGACGCCTGGTGCGGATGGCACGGTCACCGCGAACATGTACGTCGGCACGCCCGGCACCGACAACCTCGGGTTCTCGCTGCTCGAGTCGGACGACACGATCGACTTCGTGTTCACCGACGACCCCGGCAACACATTCCGTCCGACGGTCAACCAGGGGCTCACGGCGCACGCGATCCTCACGAGCGACCGCATCGGCTGCCTCAACGGCAACTCGGGCAACACGGCCGCTCAGGCGCAGACGGACGTGGCGAACTACCGGTCCATCAACGTCGGCTACGTCGACCCGTGGGCCTACATCTCGGATGACACGGACGAGACCATCCGGAACTGCCCGTCGTCCTGCTGGATGGCCAGCGTCGGTTCGCAGATCCCCCCGTCGCTCTCCATCTCAGCACGCATGCAGGCCGTCACGGGACTGCTGCAGGGAATCTCGAAGCTCGAGGCCAACCGCGGAGCCTTCCGGTCCCAGAACACGCAGGCTGGCATCGCCACGCTCATTCCCGGGCAGAACGGTGGCTTCACCTTCGAGGCTGGCGTCAACACTTCGGGCGTCCCTGGCCAGACGAACATCACTCGCACCCGGATGGGCATCTACATCGCGGAGTCGGCGACAGAATCCTGGTACCCGTACATCGACGCGCCGAACGTCCCCTTCTTCCAGCAAGATCTGGTCAACAGCCTGCAGGCCTTCCTGCAGACGTTGAAGGGCAACGCCACCATCAACCCGGCCGCGTTGCCGTACATCCTGAACTTCGGGATCGCCCCCATTGCTGCATCGAACACGGCAGCGTCTCTGGCAAACGGCGACTTCACCGTTGCCACGCAGGTCCAGATCGGATCGAACATGTCGCGCATCTTTTTGTCGATGCAGTACGGGGAAACCGTGGTTGTGAGCGTAGCCTGAACAAAACCCCGTAAACGGGAAAGGATAAGACCATGGGCGAGCCGTTTATCAGGGGCAGAAACACAACCTTCAAGCTCTACTTCAACAACCAGCCGTTCGTCGTGAAGGTCAAGACGTGGTCGATCGAAGAGATCGCCGTCGAGGTGACCGATCAGGTGAACGGTGAGCAGCGCGCTCGGTTCGACATCGTCACCGACGGCTTCAAGCTCATGACGGACTGCTACGACGATTCGTCGTCGAACATCCTCACGAACATCATCGCACAGATCACGGCCGCCGACGCCATCAACCCGGCGCTTCCGTTCTCTGGCGGCGTGCTCTTCCAGTACAACGACGGGCTCACGAAGGGGGCGTTCACGATGAACGGCGCCGTCCGTACGCCCATGAAGGTCGCAAGCGGTGGCCGTACCGAGGCAATT